CGAAACCAAACATCTTTTGTTGCGCTCAAACGGCCAATATCAATGTTATACGATGCTTTCATTGTCTCCATTGTTTTGCCTGAATATGATGTGTGAAACACAACACCAACTTGTGCAGCCAACATCGCTTGTGCTAACTTTGATTTTGCAGGAACGGCGTAAACAATTGTATTTGGTTGAAATATAATATACTCTTCACCAGCAATCGTTTCTTTTTCAATGTCACCTTTACTGAACATCATGTCACCCTGCAATACACCTTTGATGTTCAACTTTGGTAGAAATGCCAATGCCAGTTTCAATTTTTTGTTAAGACCTTCACTTGGATGATTTTCATCAACGTCTTCATCAGTATAATTTAATTTTGCATTTTTTGCAAATACTGATTTAGTACCAACAAAGAATTTGCCATTCTCTGGATTTGTACCGGCAAAGATAGCGGGTGCGCCATCCCATTTTGTAGTCACATTTAATTTTGAGCCTGTGTGACCAGCAAGCATATTGCGTAAAGAACGGAGAAATTCTATTGCTTCACGTGCGCCCGATACGCCGGCGTTTAATACATTATCTTCAAGATGTTCAAGGTGAACATTCTTGCCTTCTTTACTTTCTTTTAGATAGTCCATGAATTTCATCTACCAACTTTCCCCGGACATTTTTACTGATGATGCTAATTTTTCGGATTCAAATTTAAAACGCATCTTCATTACTTTCTTTCCTGCTGCCATAATCCCAATAGATTCGTTACCAACTTTTTCAAGCGAAATATCTAATGTCCCCAATGCACTTAACTTTTCATTTTCAGTCGGGTCTATAACGGTTGCTGTATATGGTGGCTTTTCACCTTGACCTGTAATTTTTACATAAGGAGGATACATAACATTCGCATTCATCCAATTTTCAGTTATATGCTCGAATATCTCTTTGTTAGTCATTGTAGATAATTTATTATATAATTCATCTCTCATTGCTGAGAGCATTATAGTTCCAAGTTCTTCTGTCGCCTCTTTTATTTTTTTATTTTTAGGTGAACGCAAATAAGTTTTTCTTGCGGCATCGGATGCAGGCAAATTAAATGTCGCAACTGCCTGTTTTAACTGACTCTTATACTCACCAGCAATATCAATTCTGAGTAGTCTGTCTATGGTTCCTATTCCTGGGTTTTTGAATCCAATATCACCTCTACCTTTTGTGGATTTTGCTGATAAACCCAACCAGCCATCTGAAGGTCCACTTCTAAATTTGATTAAAGTATCGGCAGTATTTACTTTTTGGTCCACTTCAACACCAACCAGTCTAGTCATGATTCCGGGTCTTGCTGTCCAATGAACTTCTTTTATTGGGGTTTTGTATCCTTTACCTTCTGCCCAATTGAGAAATTCATCAGCCATTACTTTAGCATGTTCAGTAGCACGATTAAGATCGGCTGGTGAAACTTGTTTTACACGTTGATTATATTTTGTTTTTGCTTCAACATCATACCATTTACTGTTATTCAAAAAATAGCCGACAAGAATTTCATTTATATCAGATACTAAAGTATTTGCAGCCATAAATCCTCCAAGTTATTAGAGTATTTATACTTTAAAGCCCCCAAACTTATTTTTCATCCCAGACTGACGTTCCCGATCACCGAATGTGTTCAGAGGCTTATCGTCAACTTGACCAGAATCGATTAGGTCATCTTGTGCTGCTTGTTCAACATCATACAGTTTCATTTTAGCCCTGTCAATACCCACAACAAACCGCTTGAAATAGTTGGGATCATTGTAACGATTCTTTAGTTGCTTAATTAATATCTGATTCAATTGTTGCAACTCTTCGGTACTTATCAAAGCGAACATAAAATCTGCTGTGGCTGGCAAGCCGAACGATTCAGAGGTGTCTTCTAAGCCGGGATCCGAGCTTGTAAAGCCCGATCTAGTCGTCTGTGTGGCTGAGACTATGGGAACATCAAACTCGACCGCTAGACCCCTCAATTCTTCTGCAATAGCCTTAATATAAGAATAACTATTTACGTTAGCACCGGGCTTGATTCTAGCACTTGCACAAATGTTAAGATAGTCAATGAAAATGATATCAGGTTTGAAACTTTTCTTGAGTTGCAATTCATTTAACAATGCACGGAAGTGTAATGCTGAGGCTGATGCAGTTGGATACTCTTTGATGATTAGTTTGCCATGTGTTTTAACTTTGAGTGCAGAAAACTTGCGATCATAATCTTGCTTGGAGATCGAATTCAAATCTGCAATATCAATGTTTAAAAGATTCGCATCAATACGTTCAGCAATTCTTTCTTCAGCCATTTCCATTGTGATGTACAAAACGTTTAAACCTTGAGCCAAACATGAACCAGCAACGTGACACATGAACAATGATTTACCAACACCTGTACCCGCAAGTGCAATGTTTAGAGTTTTCTTTGGTAAACCGCCTTTAGTGATCTTGTTGAACAAATCAAGATCAAAAGGTATCTTTGTTTCATGACGATGATAGAAATCAAATCGATTATCAGAATCATCGATGTAATCGTGACCAACAGAATTATCAAATGATACACCAAGAGCATCAGATAGCATCTTTGGTATCATACCTTTGTCTTCTTTATTTTCTCTATCATCAAGAATCTTAACGGACTTCATGATAGCATTATAGATTGCTTTATCTTGACAAAACTTTTCAGTTTGTTTAATAAGCCAATCTACATCTGTAGGATCGTTTTTGTCTGCGTTGATTTCACGAATCATCTCCACAGCATTTCTGACTTGTTCTTCTGTCAGCTTACGTGATTCTGTAAAGTTAATTACAAGTGATTCATATGTTGGAAGATGTTTGAATTGATTTAAGTGGTTGTTAATTTCCTCAAACAGATTTTTTTCTGTTGTATCTGTGAAGTATTCGGTCTTTAAAAAAGGAATAATTTTTCTAGTATAGTCCTCGTTAAATATCAAATTCTTCAGAATCGTAGTCTCTAGCCTTTTCATTTGCCTCCACTTGGCTCATTAGTATGTCTGTTAAAATATCACCAATAAAAGTTTGAAATTCATGGTCTTGCATCAACTCTTCTACTGGCATCTTTGGTGTTGAAATTATTGTATAACTAAAGACCATTCTGGCAAAATTTTCTTCTTCTTCAATTCTTGCATTACCATAATGATATAAGACACCAGCAAATCTGCCGGTCTGAATACCTACGGCAGTTTTTGCTTTGTCATCAGAATCCAACAAAACATAATCAATGCTATGTTGTGGCTTCATTCGTTTCTTCTTCCAAATCGCTATCTTGTCCCATAATGCTGCCATAGGTAATTTCATATTTCTTCCTTACAAATTCTTTGAAACGTTCATTAGCAAGAATGTCTTTCCAGAATTCTTCATTCTGAGTATCTGCAAAACGTTTCTTATCAAGAACTTCACCAGTTTCTTGATCTACTTTGGCATACCAACCATTGCTTGGCTTAGTGACGAAATTACCTTCGAGTGCAATATCCAATAGACCAGACCACTTGTTAATACCACCATCAAAAGATACAGTAACAGGAATTTTAGATTTTTCACGAACATATCTACTTTTTTCTACATTGATGATAAAGTTATAACCGACAATCTCTGTACCATCTTTGTCTTGTTGACGACCAAGAATCCAAATTGTATCGGCTGAGTAATAAGAGCCTGTGCCACCACCAACGATATCTTTTGGGAACATACCAATCTCTTTGTATGTGTGATTGACAACAATCATTGGAATGTCTTTGATTGTCAAATGTGGTGTGACCATACGGAACAACGACTTCATCTGTTTTGCTCGACTCATATCAGCAACAGACTTACCTTCGATTGAATCTTCGACTTCTTTCTTTGAAGCCAAGTTACCAATCGAATCAAGAACAATAATTACTTTATCATCTTTTTCAATATTTTGCAACTGGTTCATGATGTCGTGTTTCAACTGCTCAACATCAGTAATTGGTGTATGAAGCACACGCTCAGTATCAATACCAAATGCATCAAAGTAGCTTTGTGGTGTACCAAACTCGGAATCATAAAACAGAACTACAGCATCTTCATACTTATTCATGTATGATTTTGCCATGAGTAAAGCAAACGCTGTTTTGAAGTGTTTTGATGGACCAGCAAACATCGTCAGACCTGGTGTCAATCCACCATCTAGATTGCCTGATAGTGCCACGTTCACAATAGGCACATCGGTCTGAATCATGTCTTTATCGGTAAAAAACTTTGATTTGGAAAGTACCGACGTTTCTTTGATTGTCGATGCTTTTTTTAGTTTATCAAGTACGCTCATTC